GCACTGGCCAGTCTGTTTATTACATTTACCAAATTCATTTGGATAATTCTTATTGGCTTGAAAAAATGGACAATCAGTATTAACTTGACAAGGTGCATCCCATACACCTACTTGTGCAATATCTGGATGATATGATTTGCAGAAAATAGGATTATCATTATATTCAACTAATTCCTGATTCACTCCATTAACCAAACCATAACATCGGTGATTATGAAATTGTTGGTCACGTGCTCGATTCATTATCTTATTTTCAATAACGGCATTTTGGCTATTAGCATCAAATAAGGTAGGGCTCATATCACTAGTTTCATTTACATCAATAAATTTAGTTGCAGGCGATTGAAACATTTTTCCATTTCCAATAGGTTGAACATCATATGTAGCAGAATCACTTACTTGGTTGCGATATATATCTAGCATTACATCTCTTTCTTTTTCCTTTTTTTCAGTATCCTTTATAAGTTGATATATATCATTTCCACCTTTTATGTTTTCTTGTTGTTCTGGATTAGTCTTTTCAGTCTTTCTATTCTCGTGAAATTCGATTGTCTTTGGAATAGGCATCCCAATCAATTCAATCTTATTTATTTTGGCAGTGTGGGTGCCATTCCCGTTATCTAGCAAATCAATATCCCAATATAATACAAATTGTTGATATTTAAATTCACGGGCAATAGTCATCGTGAAAACATAATTCATACCACCACTGCTACCACTGCTACCACTACCACTGCTAGATTGCAATTGTGTATTTGAAATAAGATTGCTGTTTATAATCTTAAAAAACTGATATTGATGATATGGAAGATAATAACCATTACGAATTACAATATTATTAAATGCAGAAATGAGTTCCAATTTGAGTCGATAAAATAATTCTAAATCCGTATTATTTACAGCACCAGAATTAAGTTCCATTATTCTTTCGCTTTCCATAACACGATATTTTTTATCTCCTTGGTTATTATTGCTATTGCTAGAATCATATTTGAAATCATATTTCTTACCTTTGAATTGTTTTAATAAATTATACATCTGATAGAAATCGAGCTCATCCGTCAGTGAGAAATTTGCTAAAACACGCACATTGCGTAGTACATCAGTATCTAGCGATTGCAATTGCAAATCAGTTAATTGATTCTGGGCAATTGGTATTTGATATTGAATATCACTCGGTTTAAGGGTGCGGTCAACGGGTTGATAAAGTTGAGAATCAGGAATATTAAGAAAATTATCTTGAAAATTCTCAGTATTATCTCTTCTAGGAAACCATTTTGGAATACAATACCATATTAAAATACATCCTAGAATAAATATAATACTTACTAGCAAAATACCTAACATTTAATATATCACCTATTAAACCTATTAGATACAATCTATAATTAGTGTAGAATTTAGTATCCAGTATCCAAGTAAAAATAAACAAAAAATAAATAAAAAATAAATAAAAAAAGTAAATAACAAATAATTAGCTAAATGCAATTAATCTTCTTCGCCAACTGCTAGGAAATCATAATCTACATCACCATCGTCCAAATCATCATATGCGACTAGCTGTGGTAATTCATTTTCTAATTCATATCTATCCATTCCATACTCATTGTCTGCGCGCTCACCATCTTCTCCGGCGTCCACTCCACCATCACCCTTTCGAATGCCAGTATCATATTCATCATTTTCTTCATCTAGAAAATCACTACCATATTCAGTTATTAAATGTTTATGGATGTCCCCATATCCAACTTGCTTCAAACCCATTCTCATTTGTATTAGCAAACGAGCAACTTCATTATTTTCTTTATTAAGCCATTCAAAACTACGCAAGGTGTTTTCAATTTCATTTTGTTTATCTTGGGTCACCTGCCTATTAATTTCATATTCAGTTAAGCTATCATATAATATTTGATTTTCAGATATACGTTCTACATATGTAATTATAAAATTACCAATGGTCTTGAGATTATTGCTATTTTTCATTCGTATGTTATCAATTAAATCAATAGGTTGTCCATCATCATCCAATTGCACATCGTCATTTACTAAATCAATGTGCATATCATTACTATAATCTATAATAGCAGGGTCTTTATTGGGTCGTTTAACAAAAGTATATTCTAGTTCACGTGTGGGTTGATTGCGTAGTCGGGGTGTATCTAGACAATTAAATAAATTTGCTAAAGAAATAACTAGCATATAATGCAACATACTTGCAACCATTTCCGGATAAAATATCTTATATATATTTTTACTATGTAGTTTGCTGCTATAATTATAAAGCATACTATTAAAATTATCAATAAGTTTGAATAATTTCACATTTTCACTATATGGTAGGAAATCACGAAATTGTGGGCGGATTTTTTCTTTTGCAATTTGAGTGACTAATTTCCTATTCTTAATTTGGTTTATAACATCGCTTAGAAATTTCAAGTATGCGTGTAGAGATTCTTCCATCTTAGTATATCGAAATCGTATTCCAGCATCCATTCCATATACATCCTTGTATTCTTCATATAATGCTGTAAAATTACCCATATTCGATAGAATCTTGTTATATTTTTCAATTAATTTATCAGTGGATGCCAATTTAGATACAAGTTCCTCAATCTCTTTTGCTATTTGTGCATTTAATTGGGATAGATGTTTATTAATACTGAATGCGTCACCCTTTGCACCACCATCCATCAACCCGGGTTTTTTAACAATAGAACTTAAACTGGAACTAGAACTGGCATTAGAACCGACACTAGCTGGATAAATGCTCTTATAATTCTCTTGTATTTTGGTTAAGAAATCCCGAAAATAATTCATTACGTCTAGTTTTGGTAGTTCATTTATTAATTTATCAATAAGTTTCATTTCCATTTGGTCGGTATTAGTAGATGTAATTTCTTCTAGCAGAGATTGATACTTCTGGATGTCAATTGTATTATGATTCGTAATTGCATTTTCAATATGTTTGTAATCACGTGCAGTATATGTTTTACTTATAATATCTTTTTTGAATTGGTTAGAGATTAAGCATCGCCCATATTTATCAAACACGTGTAAATGCCCTTTATTTATTCCCACGTCAATAAATTTCAAGTGTACATCACGAATTTCATCTGGAGTTGCATCCAAATTAAAACGGAATACTGTTTGTGATGGTTTGTATAAGGGTTCATAGAATATATTATTTACTCCAACCCGACGAATATCATATAGTTTCATAAGTACATCCCCAGTTTTTCTTAAATGTTCTAGATTATCACGAATTCCACTATCACGGCTTATAAAATATTTCAGATAATCAAATTTATCCTGTCGGTCTCCATCATGAACGTAAGGACAGCAATAACTAGATATGCTAGGAACAATTCCCGGTTTTTCAGAACTCTCTATAACATAATTCACACCTCGCATAACACCTAGTGAATAAAAGACGCCATCCTCCCGTCCGACTTCAACCATTCGCTCCCAATTTTTAGCACTGACTTCCTTGAGATTGGCTTCATTAAGTATTTTTTCCGGTGTCCAGCTGATTTGAATATGATTGAGCCGTGGTAAGAAGGTTTTCCATCGATTGGTATTATGTTTCTCAAATTCGTAAATCATATCAATTTCATCTACTTTGTTATTCTGTGCTGCAGCGATTTTGGATTTTACATAATTATCTTCATCCACTTGCTTCCGTAATTGTTTGATGAAATTATCGGGTTTTAAATCTGCCAGTGCAGTATAATCAGGTATTATTCCAATTTGCCCTAGCACGCAAACAATAAAATCAATCCCGGCACTGGCTGCGACATCATCTATAAGGGGATATCCGACAATATTAGTATTGCATGATTTATTTCGTAGTTCATATGGCGTACGGGTAGTCTGTAAGATAATAAGTAAACGAGCGGCAATATCGCACCACAAATAAATCATATATAGTTGTTCGGTTTTCTTTACTAAAAATGGTAAATTACCACGTCCTAGTTGTTGTGCCAGCTTATTAAGAATATTATTCTTAGTTATAAATTGATATCCCTTAAGAAAGTTAATCATTTCTACTTCATCAACAATGGAAAGCATTTCTAGCCCGCATACTCTTTTCAGGAGATTAAACATATTTATCTTGCTTTGAAGGTCTTCATTCTTCATACTAGGTTCTTCTTCCACCAGGTCGGTAATCAAGTTATCAATATATTGCTTTTGTTTTTCAACTAGTGGAATATCTTCCATAACCTCTCGAGTGCGTACCATCTTACCACCTTCACCCTTTTCAAAATCATCAACATCTAGAACTGCAGTGTTGCCAATGAATTCCTCGCACGCCATACAATGAAAACCACCATCAATCTCTGTTGCAAATACATCAATTATCTTCTCATAATCAATCGGTTTATTATCTTCTAGATAGCTTGCACCCATCCGCCAATGATTACATATTAGCGTCTGATTGCATATATTACAATGAGCAAAATTATCTTCCGCGTTATTCGAATGGAAAACTCTGAAATCCTTATCAAAGCCCGGTTCAACATTAAGAAAATTACGAAGAATAGGTCGTACAAATTGGTATCGATCTTCACCAGCACCTGCAATTTTAAAGAAGTAATCTGTTACTTTAAAATGGATACAATCTTTTCCACGTCGAATGGTTTTTTGTATTTCTTCATCTTGTTTTTTCGCGTATTCTTCCTTATCCCGCCAATAACGTTTCATATTGTTAAGTCGATTTAATAAAATTCCTCGTTCTTGATGTATTTCTTTGTCTAGCGCGGCAACTAGGACGGGTAAATGACGAATGTATTCAATTTGCTTTTGTAAATCCGACATAACCCGTTCCATATCTAGTGATTGCTTCATTGCATCTAATTCAATATTGGGTTCACATTTAATTGCTTCCATATCAAATACGCAGGCATTAGCTTCTTCTAGTTTAATTTCTGGATTTGCAGTGCATTTGCTCTTTTTATCTTGAATGAGTTTATATAATACTGCTAGGTCTTCTTTAATCCACATATCCACATTGCTAATCAGTTCTCGCTTATATAATATTTTGGCACCTTCATGTTCCACTAAAGCATAATCACCCGCCATTATGACATTACCATCACTATCCACAGCAACTTTACCATTATCTTGTTCTAGTCGGGCGAGACTGGGATATTTGATTATATTAGGTCCGGTACTACTTTTACTTGCACAAGCCGCTCCTGATGCATCCATAGCGCCCGCACTCCCTGGAATTGGTCTGGATTGAGAAAATATAGCGTGCTTATCTCTTAATAAGGTAAGTTCGGTTTCTAGACTTTCTAATTTAGCACCTTCTTGATAAGATTTCAAGTAGTTCATAAATAATGTCTTAAAAAAGTATCGACCATTATCAATACCACTCATAAACCAGCGTAATCTTATGTCATCTGTATCTACTGAAATACCACGATTTTCATATTTTTCATAATAGAATTTACCAATATCATCCATTATGGAATTGGTAATATAAAGAAATTTCTTATCATCTTCTTCGTTCGAAACACCATCTTTTTTAGCATCCTTTTTAGTATCCTTATCTTTGACTTTCTGCTCGTGTCGATACCGTGTTATATTGTCTTGCATTTTTTGATTAAATTTTACATAGTGTTCTACTAAATCAGCATTTTTGTTGAATATTGCATCCTGTGTAGCATAATTTAGACTTCGAGAATCATATTCGAATTTATCTAGTATATCATATATTCGCTCTAGCTGACCTTCTTCGGCCTTATTGTTATTGAAATAAAGTTTCATAATTCCATCAACATCAGGAATTATTTTTGCTAGTTTCTCTTGCATCCAGTCCCAATTACCTGCAATATCATTAGGCATCATAAATAAGACAAATTTCTCCGGGTGTTGTGTTATATCTATTTGGTCACTTTCTTCATCAATCACTTCATCATTAAGGTCTTCTAGATTAACTGTAATTACATTTCCTGCATTCTTCGCTTTTTGAAAACTATCTAGCAGCATTGTGTCTTTTCCAATCCCTTTGGAACTATTAAAATATTCAATCGGTGTGCGTAAATATCCTATTATCCGGATTAGTTCGCCTTGATAATATATTTCAAACTGGGGGGCATCTTGCAGAATATCCTTTTCTGCACCTAGCAGCTCTTCATCTTCCTCACCTTTGTTACCTACACCTTCTTCATAATTGATAAATCGACCCATGGGTCCCAAATTAACCTGGTAATCAAAATTCATTGCAGATAAAGCATAAGATTGACATTTCATTGGTTTATCACAGTATCGTATGGTAAGGGTATCTGCTTGTAGTTTTTTATAATCACTGCTAGGAACTTCTGCACCCAATCTAAAAAGAAGTCCTAGCTGGTCGGTTTCTACCACAGTAGTGGGATTCAGTGCAGTAAGAATTTGATTAGTATATGCATCATTATTGATAGAAATATTTTTCTTGTCTTGCAGAGTGTTTATCATTGCAATGTTCTCATAATATCCTTCAATAACTTCATTTGCATTTGTATCAAAATCATCTTTAGTAATCTTAGTATGCTTTCCTGCACCAACTCCTTCTAGATAAATTTTTTTTTTGTTGATAACTAGAGGAATTAGAAATTTATTACCAAAATCACATCGCATATATTTCTCTACTAGAGGTTTGTAATCTGCAGGTTGGAATAATATATTATCATCCGAACCAGTTATCCGCTCTTTGAGAAGACTTATTATATTAACTTGCTTTATAATTCGAGCACGGGCATTTTCTCTTAGTAATGGCGGTATCTTTTCTATCTTGTAATTTATAATATCACCTTTTTGGAGTGGATATTTCCTTTCCAATTCCCCTACTTCGATGATGCGCACTTTTTCAAAGACATCACCCTCTCCTACTTCAGAATCATCTAGAACCTCTGCAAAAGTTTCTTCATCATAATCAGTTTCTTCTCCACCAGTTGATTCACCTTTCCCATTGCTATGGCTAGTAATACTTGATATATCACTTTTATCACCATCATCATCACTATCTTTTCCCTCACTATCTTTCCCCTCACTATCTTTCCTTTGCCTTTGTTTTCTATCAGGTGTATCTAGCAAGATTGATGCACCGTGTAATAATTCGCGATATTCCTCTTCATTTTCTACCATATCACGCAAAGATTCACGGCCTTCATCTACTACATCAGCTATAATAATATCATCAATATTACCTACACTCTGTTCTTGGTTTTTGCTACTACTACTATCTGATAAATCATCTTTTCTATATGATGTGCGTTCTTCTTTCTCTATATCTTCTAATTCTGCTGCAAATTCATCTGTTTTACGTCCAGACCTCGCACCGCCTTCATAAACTAATTCCCCGTCCATACTGACCTTAATTTCTGGCTGTATCTCCCATCCGCTAGATGCAATGCCATTACTATCAGTATTATAAGCTAGTTCATTATCCGCACCATTCATTTCAGTGACAACCCCCGATTGTCCTCGGGTACCAAGGATCAAGCTATTACCTAGCTTAGCGGCTAGAGATGGTGTAATTACATCTGGTGGTGCAATAAAAGTATCATTGACTGGATTATATACCATACCGCTATATATTTCTGGCATAATAACTCGCATGGTCTTAGGAACCACTCGAACTTTATCACCATTAAATTCCATAGTAGTGGTTAGTTCATCAGCATCTTGCATTTTCTTAAATGTTTCACGCACCAAATCCGTATTATCTTCGCTGCTACCTACATCTTCACCAGCGCTATTGCTACTAGCCATACCATTACTATTACTAATACCGTGACCGTGACCTTGACCATAAGTCTCACCAGTAGCTGCGCTATCTAGAACGGGGGTAATACGAGATATACCACTAAAGCTAGGTACATCCGGATTCCGATAGAATAAAAATGCTAGTGAATTGCCTAACTTGGTCATATCAGGATCATTGCTTGGCATACGAACCCATATGCCCTGCTGATTGCGCGCAACCAGGGTGCAAATCTTGCCATCTAGGTGATTATAACAAGATTTAGGAGGTGTATTTATATATAGTCTAGCACCAGCTCCTAGTTTGCTATTTAAATCCATAGCGGTGATATCACGTTCTGGCAATTCTGCACCGGGGTCATATTCCGGAATCCCTAGCGGAAAAGCAAAATTAATTAATGGTTGTAGCATCTTCTTTTCCGTTGGAGTAAGATTAGTTGTTCGATAGTGTCTCAGCAATGCACTTTTCAGATTCGCATATTGCCCTTCATTTATAATACCCACTTTAGCAATGTTATCGTGTAGTTCAAATTTACTGAAAATAGGATGTGTGTTTTTATCTAGCCGGAATACGATAATCTTTTGATTAGGTAAAGTTGCCACTAGAACACCATATAATTTATTAGTTGCTGTATTAACTAGAATACTACCGGGATTGAATACTGGCGGTTCCATTTTTCTCCTCTCTAAGATTCTAGAATGGTATTCTAATATAGATATCGGTAATATTTCAAATGCTTTTTACCATTAGAACATTTTATATGAATATTTTATGTCATTATAATAGTATCACACTAATCACTTCTTCTAGAATGGGTTTCAATTGGTTATACACATCATGGAATGATAATGAATATATCCTCTTTCTAATCATAGTTATCTTATTCTTCATTATAATTGATTTCAAATTGCTAAAGCGTAAGGCACCATTTACTGATACAACATCTACTACTAACCAGACAACCACCATTCCTGCAGCAACCACCATTCCTGCAACAACCACCATTCCGGCAACAACCACCATTCCGGCAACTACTTTATACCAAGCCCCGACTGCTACCAATCTTGCTAATAATCTTTTTGTTTCTGATGAAGAAAAAAATAAATGGCGTCGGGCATGGGTTCAATTAGATGGTAATGAAGAAACTCTTTCATATACTTCCAATACGGTCGTACAAAATGATATCCTCCAGTTAGATAGCACTCTCTACACTCCCAATTTCCCTAGCAGTAATATTGCTGCCAACTTAGCCAATTATGCACAACCGGGTGAATGGGCAACAATTGATGATTTAGGGAAATCAATGACTGATACACTCGGCGGTATTAATTCAAATCTGGGTTATACACTTTTAACAGAACAGCTAGGAACATTCAAACCTAATTATAACAATCCCAATGTCTATGACAATACACAAAATTATAAAACCGGATTGAACCCGTCAACTCTTTCTGGTGCAAGTCTCCAAGGAGCAGGTGGTAGTTATCAACAAGTTGGAAAATCACCCATTTTTATGCAAAAAGATTTTGCGGGTGTTGCTAATATATTCGCACCCAATATATATGTATCTAATGCACCACTATCAGATTCTGGTGTGCCAGATATTTCATTCACTAATGGGGATGGAAACACATATTCGGTTTAACCTTAATTCGACATATTAAGATATATATATATTACTCAATTTTTATATCCCTCTATATGTAGTCGTTTATGTCAAATTAAGGTTAAATATCGGATAAAGTATAAGATTTTAGGATGCATATTTAGAAACCAAATATTAATGGTTTGCTTAGAATATCTTTGTATTTTTCTTCTAGTTCATTGATATCAAATATAATTTGGCTTGATTTGTCATTGGGAATTATATGTTTGGTATATCTATTATCAGTAAGCATATGGGGGATATGTATTTTATTTCTCATAGCAACAAATTCCACGGATTGTGGTAGCAAATTAATTAATGTATCAGCATTAGCGGGTGGTGGTCTCATATACATATTAGTTGTATTATATATATGAAATGAACTATAAAATATTTTTAACCCATAAGATAAATGAATTAGTTTGTCTGCAGGATATGATTCGTGTAATGCAAGTCCTATTAATCCGGGTGGTAAATTAAGGAGTTCTTTATCAAAATACCGAGTACCGCTTAAATCAATATATTTTATGTTGCTAGGGATACAATTAATCAATCCATTGAATCTATAATCTGAAAACAGTATTCCATCATATTGTTTCATTAATTCTATATAAATTGGATCTATTTCATAACCAGGAATTACTAAAATTTTAATATTATCTTTACAACATATATGATATATTTTTGCCATTCTAGATAATGATATTAATTTGGTGGTAAAATATGCAGTACTGTATATATTTATCAATTTTTTTATTTTTTAATAAATTATTCAATACTGTAGCCACTTAAATAATGTTTTATCTGTCTAAAGGATAAAAAACAAATCCATCATTACATCTAAAATCCGATTGGATACTTGTATCTATAATTGAATGGAATATCAAAGATGATACGGCTTTTCACGGTATGTATATCTTATCGTCTAAGGCAAAATATTCAACACTTGGAGGCAAATTTATATTGAAAAGCGATAAACTAAAACGATCTGATGGGAAATAAACAATCTTAATTCCGTATGGTAAGTGCGAAAAATCACCATGTGAATTATTTGCAGTAAAATTTGCAGGAAATGCAATACCAATCAATGATGCAGGCAAATTAGTTAAAGGCTGTCTGTAGGATTTTGACGCACTAATGTCAATGTATTTAATATTACCGGGTATGCCTGCAAGAGATTGATTGAAAGTTGGGCTGGTAAATATGACACCATCATAGTTCTTCATTATTTCTATTAGTTCTGGTGTAATCTTATTATTTTCATCAATTTGCAAAACATTGTATAACTTTCCAATTCGGCTAGAATACATTGTGAAAAAATATAAAAACTTAATATATTATTTTGAAAATCAATTTTTATTTTTAGTTAGAACACATTAAGTACTTGACGTAGTATCCTTTAACCCGTTTTGGATTTTTTTAAAAATTCAAAACGGTTATGCGGATAGCGGTGAAAAACTAAAGTTTTCCACCTTTATTGCATCCCTAATTTATGGCGTTAAAACGCCAATAACCGTTTAAGGGATATCTAAATTCTATAATATCCCCTGTTAATCCATATAAAATATCATAATCTTGTATCCAACCAAATAATGCGGAACCACTTGCATATTCTTTACCAAAAGAATTCAATTCTATAAAATATGGACTATCATCTGATAATATTGCAAAATCCATAACATATGAATCAATATGTGTTATTTTTGGTTTAACATCTGTTTCAAAATACGATCTAATAATATTCACCCATTTATGTATCATAGTAGTTTTTTCATTATCATTTAATGGTTCTAATATATTATTAACATCATATAATGATTGTTGACTAATTGCAGTAATTTTATTTTCTCTTACAAAAACTCGAAATTCTTTTATTCTGTCTAGATTATGTTTATATTCACATAAATATAGTTTAATTTGTGTAGTGTCTTCGTATAGAGGAGAATGACCTAATCTACAGGTGACAATAGATTGAATTATTGATTTGAAATCTTTGTAAGGGCCCGCGCCATGCATACCTTCTTTAAGACTAACATTTTCAGCCCTAATAAAATATTCCAATCCATTGAAAATATTATCATAATGTTTATATCTGTTAATCATATCATCTAATTCATCATCATAAAAATGTGGGAAACGTTTTGTTTTAGAGCCTATCTCATATGCCTGTTTCATCCAATATAAATCTTGTTTAGTGTCTATTATAATTGTTTTATAATCTCTGAATTTATCTATCCATTTATTTGTATGCGTCTGTAATATAATTTCATAATAATTTTCTGGTCTGATATTATTTTCCCAATGATTATTTGTATTGTAGCATATTCTATCATTTGCAAGAATATCATCTAAAGATACTGATTTAATTATTATTGTCATTTTATAGTTATCCTCTTTTAGTATTGGTTTTAGTATTGGTTTTGGTATTGGTATATATATACCTTTATATCTAAAAATAAATCAATTATTATTTGGATATCAAAATATATTAGAGTTTATCAAACTTACTTATCTTAACCACCATTTTTTTCTCTATAGATATTAGTAAATTATACACCTTCTAGATAATAAATTTAAATGAATAATAACACCCGTACTATACGTCGTCAAACTTATACAAGCGATACAATTACACTCATTGTTGGGTGTCTTATTCTGGGTGGTATTGGCATCTATCTCTATAATAATTATAAGGATCTTAAGAAATCAATATTTCCAACTGCCACGTTGGTTGCACCACAATGTCCAGATTATTGGGATTCCATCGGAAAAGGCCAATGCAAGAATACTAATGCCCTAGGTAGCTGTAGCACATCAGCGGGTTCCAATATAATGGATTTCAGTGGAGTAGTATTTACTAATGACAATACGGGTAATTATGCTAAATGCAAATGGGCTAAAGCCTGTAATGTCAGCTGGAGTGGTATCGATCGTTTATGCTAAAATACTAATGTTTACATTCCTATTTAATTTCCAGGAATTTTCCAAGAAAGATATAAAAAATTGATAATATTAATGCATTAAAGTGAGTGAATATTTTACAAGTCCCCGTTTCAGTAGCGCTTCAACTTACAAAGGATTTGATTGTATTAAATGTCTGTATGTGCACATTCAAATCTACCTAATTCAGAACATCGCTATGTTATTGTAGAGCAACGCCCGAAATACTATGCTCCTGGGTGTCATTATTATCTTTGCAAGAGTTGTGGCCACGAAAAACCTTTGGAGAATGCGTGTGTGATAGAGATGGACCATCAGCATGATTATCGCAACTATCGCGGATGTATAAATGGTTTTTACATTATTAGATGTACACAATATGGATGTGATTCTTTTCTAAGGATATTTAATCCCGAGAGCCAAGCCTGCACCAATGAAGGCAAACATCACCTAGAAGAAGAGTAAATCATCATTGATATGCCTATTTGCATTATTTGCATTTTTTTATCTTATCTTTCTATCTTTCTATCTTTCTATCTTTCTATTTTTCTTATTTTTCTTATCTTTATTTATACTTTATTAATATTTAGAGTAGTAAATTAGTTAATCTAGATTGATAAAATAAAATTAT